CGTCCCCTTGCTGGAGACGCTTCTTGAGTGCTTGGCGACGTGCCTTTGCTTGTCGGAGTGCTTGCGGTTTCAGTTTCCGCTTCTGCTCCTTCTTAGAGTGGTGCTGCCAGTTTGGAAGTTTCATTAGTCTTGTGCTTGTGAGGACATCATACGGGAAAAACCTTTGACTTTTTCAAACCTTATGACACTTTCGAATTTGTCATGAAGCTCTGCTTTGTGGGAAATCACAAAAATATTAGCATCCTTGATAACATAACGAATGATCTTAAGGAACTCATCAGTTCCAAATCCATCAAGAGAACTATCAAACACCTCATCCATAATCAGCAGATTAGTATTAACGGAGTTTTTGACTCGGGCGACTTCTCTCCAAGTGAAGAGTAGGGCAAGGTCGATTCTCATTTTTTCTCCTTCACTGAAAGAACTATATGAAAAATCTTCGTGAATAGGAGACTTTACCGTTTCGTTAAATTCTTCATCCAAATGGAAATTAATATAAAAGTCCATCATCTGTAGGTAACGGTTCACCTGCTGATTTATGAACGGAAGATACTTCTTAATGATCTTCGTCTTAACGCCATCGTCCCTGAGTAGGGAATAGGCAAAATCGTAATAAACGATTTCCTGTTTTTTGTCTGCTAAGTATTCAAATGTTTTTTGGAGATTTTCTTTAAATTCTTCTAACTTCTCATGTTCAGTATTTCGGTTTGCAAGGTTCTCGGTAATAGTTTGAATTTCATTTTCAAGATCTCTGATTTGTCTCTGGTTGAGGGAAATCCGAGTATTGTTTTGAGAAATGCCATGCGTTAGTTTTGTAATCTCCTTGGAAAGGGCGTTGAATTGACGCTCTCGCTCCTGTTCGAACTTGATAGTGTTTTCGAGTTCTTCGTAACCTTCCTTTAGTTCCTTTGCCTTATTTTGAGCGTCCGTAATTCTATTTAACCGAAACTCTTCTTCTATAGTCTGTGTGCAGGTAGGGCATACCGTATTTTCCGTGAAAAACTTATGCTCTTTGGTAATTGTGCTTACCTTTTGGGAAATTTTACCTTTAAGATTGTTAAGCTTTACTAACTTATCACCAGCACCAATTACATTCTCTTGCTCCTTTGTAAGTTCGTGGATCTTCTCTTCTGTTCCAGCATTCTCGTTCATATAAATGCCAACTTCCTTGTCTAAATTGGCAATCTTTTCTTTATTGGCATTTATATTGGCATGACCACGATTTTCCAATTCTTCGATGAAGTCTTGCTGCATCTTCATTTTATCTTTTAGAGTTTCTTTCTTCAACTCCAAAGATTTAATTTGATCTTTCTGTGTGCGAATCTTGTCTTTGATAATTCCATTCATCGCAGAGAAGATGCGAATATCCAGAAGATCTTCAATAACCTCACGGCGATTAGCAGAAGTTAACTGCATGAAAGGTACAAAAGTGCTACTACCCAAAATAACAATTTGAGTGAATGACTTATAGTTTACTTTAAGAATATTTTCTTCCAGAATACGTTGATTGGAACGATCGTCTGCTTCCTTATGGAGAGGAGATCCATTCACTTCAATATCAAAGATATTTGGTTTAATTCCCCGTCGCACAAGATATTCCCTATTGTTCACAGAGAACTCAATCTCCACACAACAATCTTTCTCGTTAGTTGTGTTTGGGAGTTGTGGTTTATTAATCTTACGGAATGGTTTGTTAAAGAGAACAAAAGTCAACGCATCCAAGATGGTCGACTTACCTGCCCCGTTTGTTCCAATGATAAGATTGGTGTTGTTTTTTTGAAAATCAACTTCAGTCCACTGATTTCCCGTAGAGAGAAAATTTTTCCATTTAATCTTGTGAAAAGTTATCATTCAATTTCGGGGGAATAACGATATCGTTCGGTGTGACCACAGCGTACTTGTAATTATACATCCTACAGGTCTTTATGGCAAGAGCGTCATCAACTTCTACAACATCCATCTCAGACTCATCTTGATCTTCTAGCATCAGAGCATAACGAGTGGCATCATCCTCTTCCTCAAAAAGAAAAAGGACCTTATCACCGTTATGGTCAATTACAGCATAAGCACCATCATCTTTACGATCTCTGATTGCTAAAAGAAACATTACTCTACTTCACACGCTTCTCTGTAGATACTCTGGAAGATGTTTTTGATTTTATCTTTATCAAGAGATACTTCAGACTCTTCAATATATCTATTCAAGATTGTCATCGTGTTTTCATCCTCACCAACTTCAAAATCTTCACTCTCTTGAATATCAAAGTTCTCAACAATCTTTAGATCTTGAACTCCAACACTATAGAGTTTGTCAATGAACTTTTCAAAGTCCTTTGGTTTAGATTTTTTACGAACAACAACTTTAACAATCTTGTTTACATACTCCGTAGCATCGAACATTTGATATGGAGTATCCTCATAATAGATGTTATGGAACATCTTGTAAGGATTGTTAATAGGGAAATGTTCTAGAGTTTCAGTATCGAAGATATGGAATCCACGAGTATCATTTACGTCGGTCCAGAACATCTCATAAGGATTGCCTAGATAGAAGACTTTTCCGTCGTTCGATCGAGTGTGATAGTGTCCCGAGTAGACACGCTCGAACTTCTCAAATAGTTCGCTCTGAAGACCGTGCTCCATGATGAGCGATCGATTAACTCTAAATCCTTGGAGTTCCAGATGCCCCATCGCACACCTGCAAGTAGTCTTTTTGATAGTGTTAAAAGATAATTCCTCATTTTCTTGATTAATCCAGGGCAAAAATAAAATATCGAGTCCACCAATATTCACTTCGGTGGGTTTGCTATAAGTTTTAATGTTCTTATAAGTTTGAAGAAGTAATTCTGGGGAATTTACTTCATTGGTATTTTTGTAATAGGTATCGTGGTTGCCCACAATCATATGGACATCATATTTCTTTAAAGGATTGAATACGACTCTTTTCGACCACTCAAGACTTTGATAATCGATTGATTTGCGACTATCAAAGGCATCACCCATATGAATAACAGTTTCTACCCCATACTCCTCCAGAGCAGGAAAGAAAACATTTTTGTAAAATAGTTCGAAGTAATCGTGTAAATGTTTCGATCCTTTTCGGGCACCGTAATGGGTATCCGTAATGATGGCAACCTTCATCGAGACTTATATGTGATGTTATCCTTGATCGTATTATAGTCGCTAGTACTGCCAGAAAGCAAGCTGTCATCAACCATCATAACTTCATCGAAACCAGTCTTCTCGATAATCTTAGTTTTGATTTCCAGTTGCTTTTTCTCCTTCTGAATGCGTCTCAGGAAGGCATAGTGAATAATTTGAGTAAAGTACGCAAAGGGATTGCTACTCTTGTTTGGATCAAAATTATGAATATACTGAATACAATTTTCGATGCCATCAGAAATCATGTCATCTCGGAACATGTAGTTCACGAAATTCGGTTTATAAGAAAGGTGCGTAGCAATCTTCAGGAAACATTCTCCAAGATAATTTGGAATAGTTGGTTTTCCTGGCCAGTGCTTTGCTCGATCTTCCCGAGTTGGTTCTCTACCGTTGATCTCAAAGAAATTTCTTTCTACCTTACCTCTATAAACGATAAGTGCTTCTAGAAGTTCTTTGTTGTTAACATAATGTTCTGATTTCTTTTTAGGCATGACATTGTTATTCAATTAAAAAATGTTATGTATATATTATACCATACTTTAAAGACTTGACAACTTGTATAAATCCCAGTAGAATACCTTTGTTAGGGTTAAAGAGATAAATTAGCTTTCTTTAATACCTTTAAAGATTCTCTCCAGTTTCTTCCTCGCTTCATCTACTGAAGAAACATAACCCATCTTATTTGAAATCTTTACTTTTCCAGGTTCTACAAAATCGTCCATATCATCATCGTCATCTTGTAGATATTTTTCATAAAATCCTATAACCTTTTTATCACTAACTTCACTCATAGTGATAATTTTATCAAGTTTTAAAACATAAAGATCATCGGTAGGGATATCCATCCAAGGTTTTACCTTTACATAAATTCCATGAGGACTTTCCAATACCTTCATAATGACTGGGTTTTGAAGTAAAAGAATAGGATCACCATCATTTTCATCAATGCTAATAAGAGCAAAGACTTCTTCCCCAGAAACTAATTTGATTGCTGCGTGAAATTCATCTCCCATTAGTTCTTAAGCGGTATGTTTACAATATCATAATTAAAGTTTTCTTCGTTATAAACTTTGATTCTTTCTATTAAATGATTAAGGGTATAATTTCTCCTTGATTTATAGGAGATGTCATCAGCAATATCATATAGAGTTGCTTTTGTTTTGTTATTGCCCTTTCTGAGGACTCTTCCAATACTTTGCAGATTTCTAATTCTGGACTTTGAAGGAGAAGCAAAAATAACATTATGGAGATTTTTAATGTTAATTCCTGTGGAGAATGTTCCGTATGAAGCGACAATAATCGCGTTGTTTTCCTTCTCAGTAATCTCCCTTACTTTTTCTCTATCTTCCGTTGCCACACCACCATGTACAAAAAATACATGGCGATCACTTGACTTGCTATTATTTATTAGATCGTAAAGTGGTTGTCCGTGCCCTTCAACACGGGAGAATAGTATGAGCGTATTGCCTTTAAGATCAAGGGCAAGGTTACGTATAAACTTGTTGCGTCGTTCATGGTTAATAATGTACTGGACTTCTTCTTCAAAGTTTTCAAATTTATGAGCAGGGTGTTTCAATAGAAGCACGTTGATATCCAACTTGGCAACGTGACCCTTCTTCATCAGTTCTTCTGTTCTGATGATTTTATATGAAGGACCGAATAAGCCCTCCAATACCCATTTATGAGTTTGAGTTCCATCAAGAGTGCCTGTAAATCCAAATCTGTATTTTGCATCTGAAAGTTTTCCCATTATAGATATTAGAGACTTAGACTTAAACTGGTGTGCCTCATCTCCAACGACCACATTAAATCTTGAGAAATACTGTCGGGGAAGTTTGTAGATGGACTGCCAGGTCGTAATGATGACCTGTGAGTCGGTCTCCCTTTCTTTCCCCGCATATATCTTGTGGCAAAATGAACCTACGTCCCACCCATAGTCTTCAAAGTCTTTATACATCTGTTCTACAAGGGAAGTCGTTGGCACGACTATCAGAGTATTTTGTCCTTTCTCAACGTAGTATCTCACAATCGAGTATATCATCAACGACTTTCCAGAAGCAGTTGGAGATATCAATAGCTTTCTATTATGTCTTAGGGCGTCGTATACTCCCTCAACTTGATATTCGCGGGGGGAGTACTTACAAATAGATTTCATATAATCCTTTACGCCTTCCTTTGAGATGAAGTCATTAACTTCAAAAGGAAGACCGTAGAATTTGTTATTTGTAAATTCGTAAGTGTAACCGTGATCGTCACAAAACTTTGTGAGTTTATCTAATAACCCGACATATATCTCACCAGTCTGGGTATTAAATAAACGAATTTTTCCGTCCCAGTACTTATTTCGGTACTGAGGCATAAACTTTGCGCCTGGAACGTCAAACGTGAACTGATCTGCTAGTTCGTAGTAGACGTGTGGTTCTGCTTTTACCTGAAGATATACTTCGTTCTTTTTCGATATAATCAAATGAGACATAACCCATAAGTATCACCTATAGGTATTTAGATTGTATAAATAAAGTGAAATTATTCAAACTCAGTTAATTGAAATGACCGAACAACAACAACATTTGCAACAATTAGTTGCACAACTCAATGATTTAGGAAAGGAACTAGAATCTCTAAAAAATGCCTCCACATCAAAAAGTGAATTATTCTGGAAAGTTCAAGGAGCAATTGAATATCTCACACAAATTGGTGTAAGGTTACCAGAACCAGAAAAAGTAGAAGAAGAAAAATCTTCAGAAGTGGAAGTTGATGAATAATAAAAAGGGGGGGGATATTTCCCCCCCTTCTTTATATAAAAAAATTTTTAATTAATCTGAAGGAACATCATCACTTGAGTTTGGATCTTTAAATGTAACTGCTCCAAAAGAAACTTTATTTTTAAGACCTCTTAATTGATCTTCTAAAATTTGATCAAAACGAGTTTGATCAATATTGCCTTCATTATCTTTCGGAATATTTATCATTCTCTTGTGTACATAACCAATCTCATTAGTATATGTAACTTCAACAGAAAGATCTTCAGTAGTATATTCGGCAACAGTATATGTAATATCCATTTTTTGTAATGTTTTTATATTTTTTATTTAGTTAAAACCTGATTGGAAACGATTCCACTCAATGGCGTTTTTGATTTGGAAGGTTCTATTCGAAACTGTCTTGATAATCTCTTCTAAGAACCTAAGCATAATATCATAGTATCTAATTTTGAGATCTATTTTATTCAATCTCTCATCGGCATCCATATGCCTTTGTATTGCCTCTTTATCCCTAACCTTATACGGGAAAGGTTCTTCGACATAAACCTCTGCTGGTGCCTTTCCAGTGTAGTAATTGTAACGTTCTAATTTAACTTTGTTATATGTTTCTTTTGCTTTTTCGCGCAACAAAGTAATCGTATTATAGAGTGTATAATACTTTGCGTGTAATTGAGGAATTTTTAAAGATTCATCGTGTAAGTTATCAGGATCAATGACAGAGTCTCTCTGCCACATCTCCTGAATTTCATCAAGATTCATAGAGGATTTCCGTCTGTTCCTAGAATATTATAGACAGTATACTTGAAAGTTACATCTGCTGTAAAGTAGTTGATGTCCGTATCCGAAGACTCAAATTCCAGTGATGATAAGGAAACTGGGAAAAGGTCTTTGAATTTAACTAAAGCAGTATCTCTATAATTGCTATTAAGGATCCTTAGTGTTCCATCACTAAATGCTTCCTTTGGATCTGTAATTCCATCATCATTTGTTATAAGATCTCTGTACTGCTGTGCCGTTTCTGGAAAACCAAGACCAGTCAACCAATTGTGGACGGTCATGTAATTTTCCATGCTCTCATCAACATAAAACCTCAAGTTGAAGTCACCATAAATTAACTTCTCTCCAGGAACATCAAGATCCTTGAGGTATGATGGTTGAATGGCGGTTCCCAAAGTTATTTCTGGTAACCTAGCAGATGTCACAAAAAAAGAAACTTTTGGGTATCTTGCCAGAGTGAATTTAAAACCAACTGGCGAGAGAAAATTTCTATTCTGTATTTGATTATCAAAAGCAGATGCCATTTATCATTCGGCAATGATTAGATTATACCACTCTTCACTCATACCGTGAATGATGCTGTCAGCGCCTTCTTTATCAGCAGCATATCCTTCACCAATAAGGTGATCAACTACTCTTTCGTAGTGCTCATGAATAACCTTTGCTTCTCTTGGAGTTGGTTTCATCTTACTAATAGTTTTATTTTTATTTAGATAAAAAAAGAGGGGCACATGCCCCTCTGA